CTCGATCATGGTGTCGGTCACGAACATCTTGGGGCGGCCGACCCGCATGTGCACCAGCAGGCTGGTGAGCGCCTCGTCGGTGGCCTTGATGGCGCTGATGCCCTTCTCGAAGATGCTGGCGCCCATCGCGCAATAGCTGAAATGGGGATTCGGGACGGCGGGCTTCACGAGCGCGAAGGTCTGCTCGGTGCTCTTGGTGTCGAGGTCTGCGATAACGCTCTCAGGGAACACCATGCGGTGGCTCTTGATGTCGAACAGCTGCGTGAGGATGTGGTAGGTGCCATCCAGCAGCACGTGGGCCTGGCACTGGTCGTAGTCGCGGCCGTCCAGCTCCACCCGTGTCACGAACGCGCACTGCGTGCAGCTGTCAGCCGACCACGTGAGGGGGAGGCACTGGTGCGCCTCGTAGTCCTCGATCTCCACGCGCGCATCGGGGTGGAGCATGCCATCGTCCGAAACGTCATAGACCCCGCAGGCCCATCCCCCTGTGCCGAGGGCGAAGGAGCGGGTAACGAAGTCGGCCTGGTTCACGCCGAAGCCGCCGAAGTGGGCGGCTATGACTTTCTGCATCCCCTCATCCTCGGCGGTGATGCCCAGCTTCTCGTTCATCAGCAGGTCGCTCCACGCCTCCGCCGCCAGTGCCGCAGGGTGCAGCGTCTCGCGGTCAACGCGGAAGCGGCGCATGTTCCTGCTCACGCTGTAGTGGTACCAGTTGTTGTCGGCCGTGTACCAGCCCCAGTATTTCCCGATGATGCCGCTCATGCGGGTGTCGGGATGGTAGCCCATCATCTTGAGCCATTCGATTGCGAAGGCGAAAGTGCCGCGCTCCTCTGCCATGCTATAACCCCTGCCTAATCCATACGGATGCCGCGTAGCCCGCAGCGTCCAGCGTGTCATCGTCTACCTTTGGCAGTGTCTCCGTAATGTCGCCCGACGGGGTTATGACGTACTCAAGGGCGGGAATCTGCTCAGCCGCGAGCGGGCAGGTGTTCGGGTCGATGACGATCTTGGCCAACCGGTTGAACCACCGCACGCGCTCGCTTGGGGAGTTCACTCCTTGCTTGTAGGCCTTGCGCGCGTGAAGCCCCTGCTGCTGGTAGTACAGGATCATGCCCTTGGCCGCGCTGTCGCACCAGAGGTCTGCATCCTCCTCGTCCCACTCCTCAAGCCTCTCGGCCAGAAGCGGCGCGGTCTTCGTATCATGCGCCTCGCTGCCTGTGGCGCTGTCTTCATTCAGGAACCACAGCACGTGCTCGTCCACGTCATAGGCCACGCGCTCGTGAACCCACGGGTGGACGCTGCCGGCATCTACTCCGTGGGCTATGTTGTCCAACGCCTCGCGCTCCTCGTCGGTGATGGGTCGCACCTCGATGATCTCCGGGTCGATGACGTTGGCGCCCGTGCCCGTGGCCTCGCCGTCGTACTCGTGGCGGTACGCCTTGGGGTTGCGCGCTTTGAGGGCTTCTGCCACGGCGATGAACGCCTCGCCCAGCCACGCCCTCGGCGCATCCGTCCAGTGCGAGCGGTGCACGGTGCGGCCCTCCTGGGGCTGCTTGCTCTCGCGGTTGACCCATGCGTTGGCCGATATGGGCGGGTTGTAGCTGAGGAACGTCCACGTGGGCAGGTCGCCGCCGCCGCGCAGCACCGTCTGCTTCACGTTGCGGACGTAGCGGTAGCCGGGGAACTGGCTGGCCTCCTCGAACCACACGTATGCGATATAGCCCTCCTCGGGCGCCAGTCCCTTGAGAGGGGAATCCTCAGGGTTCACGTTGTCCGCACCGAAGAAGTAGATCACGTTGCCCGTCGGCCTGTGCACGGCCTGCAGGGGCGATTTGCCCCATGTGAACTCGTCGGCCACGCCCATCCTTCGGGCGGCCTTCTTGATCTCCGCATAGACGGAGGTGCGCAGCTTGTTCGTCCGGTTGCGCATGCAGAGGGCATTGCGCCCCTGCACGGTGGTCACTCCGTTCACGATCTCGGTGGCGATGTGGCTGGTCTTGAGCGAGCCGCGCCCGCCTTCCTCCCATATCTCCTCGAACTCGTGGGCGATGATGGAGCGGTGCAGGTCGATGAAGGCGCGCCCGATGAGCAGCCCGAAGTCGTACACCCTCAGGATGCCGTCGGCCTTGCCCGTATCGTCGGGCAGCACGTCCAGCAGCTTGGAGCCGGTGGCCATCATGGCATCGGTGGCCGCCTTGTCGATGAAGCCCTCTCGCGCCCTCTCCACGGCTATCTTGGATGCATGGGCGTTCAGGGCCGCCATTCGGTCGATGACGGCCGCACGCGACGCGACAGCCTGCTCTGCGGCCGCATCCTGCAACTCCTTGACCCTTGCGGAAACCTTGGGCAGCTTCTCAAGGCGGCAAGCCTGCGAGTCCACCGCCGAGTCCTTCCATTTGACAGACTTCGGGTATGCCTCGCGGTACGCTTGGCGCTGTGAAAGCCCACGGGCGCGGGCCTGGCAGTATTTCTCCTGGGGGGCGGTGAGCACTAGAAGCGTTCCCTGTGCTGTGTGACGCGCTTGCACCAAGGGCACCACATGGTCTTGATGTGGTTGCGCTTGCGCAGGTGGCCGCGCCTGCGGCGCACCGGCATCATGCCCCCGCACTTGCAGCACTTCATCTGGCTGAGCGGCATGGCGGTCCTCCTATCTTGGCGGTGATTCTCTTGGATGTGTCGCAAAACGTAAGGGAGCCGCCCTAGGGAAGGCGGCTCCGGTAGAGGAGGGTCGCGGCGCAACCGGGGAAGAAGGAAAGATTCAAGAAGCCCGATCGGCCGCATTGGCATGTTCTGCCATGTGTCGCCGGTACTCCTCCCGCCTGCGCTTGCGGGTCTGGGCGTGGTGCTCCTTGTCCGCGCGCAGGTGGCAGGGTGCGCACAGGGCGACGAGGTTGGACCGCTCGCAGTTCTCAGGCGTGTGGTCGATGTGGTGCACGGTGAGCGTCCTGCGGTGCGTGTCCAGCGGCTCTCCCGGCCTGCGGCACTGCTTCCCGCACTCCTCGCACTTCCACCCCGCCTCCTCCTTCACCTGGGCTGCTATCTGCTTCCAGTCCTTCGGGTAGCGGTGGCGCTCCATGGGCATCGCGTCCACCCCCTAGCAGCACGGTGCCAGCAGCGGCTGTGGTGCGGGCGCGTCCGCCATCGAGGCTGCGGGCGCTGCGGGGCTGAGCCATTCCCTCCACGGGCGGCAGGGCATACCCAGAGCCTCGGCGATGTCGTGCTCGATCTTCGCGCCACGGCTCCGCTCCCATCCGTCCAGCATGGCGATGCCGTCGTACAGCGGGATGGTGCTCTGGCCGTCGTTCGCGAGCATCTGGCGGATGCTGGTGCGCATGGCGCGGCCCCATTCGGTTCCCTGCTCGATGTAGTGGTGCGGGCAGTCGCACTCGTAGCCGTCCTTGCGCAGGATGGCGCGGACTGCCCTGAAGGTCTCCCTGTTGTCGTTCGGCTTTCCCGTGACGGGTCCGATGAGGTAGAGGCGGGGGATGTCTCCGTAGACCACCACCCTCTCGCATCCTCCGCATTCCCTCACGGTGTTGGGGTTGGTGCCGGCGGGTACCTCCCACCCGCATTTGGAGCAGACGATGCGCGTCATGTCCGTGTTGAGCTCAAGCATGCACACGCGGTCGCTGGTTCGGCTCATTTCATCGCCTCCAATTCCCTCGCTAGCGCATCCGCCGATTCCTCGGTGAGGTTCATGCCCGCTCCGTCATCGAAGACCACGAAGTTGGTATCGGGGTGCATTCTCACGACTGTGCCCAGATCGATGAGCCACTCAGTTGGGCATTTGCCAGCTTGTTCGACTTTGACGAACTTCCTATTGCTCACGCTTCCTCCTAGAAGATCGAGTCCACCGCTTCGATGCGGCGGCCTATGTGGTTGATTACGGGCACGGCCATGGAGTTGCCGCATGCCTTGTAGCGGGGCGCGTCGGGGGTGCCCGTCTCAACGACCGTGGGCGGATTCTTGATGAATGCGACGTACCCTTCGGGGTCATCGAACTCGTCCGGGCACTTTCCCCAGTCGATTCGCTCGCGGGTCTCTCCTCCGTAGATGTCGGTCCATCCGTCGGGGAAGCCTTGAAGGCGCTCACACTCCACGGGCATGAGGCGGCGCACTATGTAGCCGTTCGCTGCTACGATGGGCGCGGAGCCGCCGCATTTCAGGGTGTTGGCCACGTTGATTCCGATGCCAGCGTGGGCGTTGTCATCCGCCATGCATACGGCAGGCTCTCCCGAATGGGCTGCACTCATCGTCGGGGTCACTTCCTCAGCTGCCGATACCCCTATGCTCGAGTTCCAAGCGAAGGCAACAGCATGGCGGTCGGCGGTCGTGAGGGTGAACATCGCCCCATCGTCCTCGATGCCCAGGTGATGGCCGCCGTTCTTCTCCTCGCGGCCGATGATGTTGCCGCTTATGGCATAGGCAACGCTCGGCACCTGGTTCGTTCCCGATTCGGCCGCCCTCAGGGTGGGGGCCACCTCGTCCTGCGCGGCAACGGATCCCGCCGTGGCTGACTGCCCCGCGCTGAATCCGATGCACACCGCAGGGGTATGCCCCTGGGCGCTCATGGTGTGGCAGGGGTCTCCCCACTGGGGGTTGCTGCCGTTTCTGGGGTCGGTCACCTGGGTGGTGTCGATCGGCAGCACGTTGGACTGGAACAGCACCTGGTCTTGGCTAGTGGCCAGCGTCGCGCTCAGATCGTCCTGAATCAGAGGCCCAGAACCCCCCCCTGTGCAAGGCGATCCGGTATGGCGCAGCTTGAGCGTATAGCTTCCTGCAGGGCGGTCTTGAGCACCGGCGGCAAGGAGCGCCCGCGCCTCTCGGCTCGACGGATTATCCCCTCGCATGCAGTCGGGCTCAAAAAGTACTCCTGCGGCGCATCCGGGCACAGGATGTCCGACAAGAAACACACGGCGCCGCCTCTGGGGTACTCCGAAGAACTGAGCGTCCAGCACTCGCCACGCGAGAGCATACCCGCAGTCTTCCAACTCCCCGAGGAGGGTGCCAAAGGCTCGCCCTTTGTCCTGTGACAGAACTCCGGGGACGTTCTCCCAGATGACCCAGCGGGGCTTAGCTTCTCTAACACAGCGGACGAACTCAAGCATGAGCTGACCTCGCTCGTCCATAAGTCCAAGTCTTCGCCCTGCCATGCTGAACGCTTGGCACGGGCTTCCTCCGATGACAACATCGACGCTCCCTTCGTATTCGGTCCAATCAACCCCGGCCACGTCTCCCAAGTTGGGCACGTCCGGGAATCGCTTTGCTAGCAGGTCGCAGCAGAACGGCTCGATCTCCGAGAAGGCCACGGGGTTCCAGCCGAGGGAAGCCCAGGCCACGGAGGCGGCCTCTATGCCGCTGAAAAGGCTGATGTAGTTCATTCCTCCTCCATTTGCAGGTCTCGCATGAGGTCATAGGCTTGGTCGGCCGCCTCCCAGACCTCCCAATCGGGATCGAAGCTGGCCGCAGCGTCGAAGGCATCGCAGTCATTCCCGACGGTCACGACGCTGTCGGGTTCAACGAACTCGCCGATCTCGTCACAGAAGCCATGGGCGCCGCAGGGGCACTCGTGGAAGTGGTTGCAGTCTCCGCAGTGGGCGCGGAACGTGGGCGGTTCGGGCGGGTCGACCCAGTCTTGGTCTCTCATTCCGAAGCTCATAGCGGCCTCCATCCGTCCATCCTGAGGGCGGTGAGGTAGTCGCACGCCTCGTCCAGGCGGATGTACTCCCAATGGCCTGCGCAGGCTATCGCGTCATCATCGACCCAGCGGAAGTAGAGCCGGCGATGGTGGGCGAGGCCGTGGCAGTATTCGAGGCCGTCCGCGTCTTGCAGGTTGTTGCCGAAGCCGCAGAGCGTGATGGTCGGCTTCTCGATCTCGCGCCCCTCCACGAACATCTTGCCGGCGCTTCGGAACACCACATGGTGCTGCTCAAGCGGCCACGTGCGGCCGCACACCGCGCACCGCGCCATCCTCACGGACGGCTTGCCCATCATCGGCTGGTACATGGCCGGCAGAGTAGTGACCTTAGCCATTTAAGCCACCCCCCCCCGCAGATTTCGCGCGGGCGACGCGCTCATTGGCCAGGGCGCAGTATTCCGGGCTGAGTTCGTACCCGATGAAGTGCCGCCCCGTCTCGATGGCCGCCACCGCCGTGGTGCCCGACCCCATGAAGGGATCCAGCACTATCGCGCCCTCGTCGGCGATCTCCATGAGCGCCTTGATGAGGTCCAGCGGCTTCTGGGTGGAGTGGATGCGCCCTTCGCCTGATGGGGCAGCGAACTTGTACGCGCCGGGCAGGTACTTGGCACCGGCCA